GAGCTGGAGAAGTATCTGGACGGCGGCGTCGGCTACGGATGGCACATTTCCAACCTCAAAATTTACGATCACCCGCGCGATCTGTGGGAGTTTACCGGCCTGCGGCAGACAAAATTCGGAGCAGAACCGGTGCCAATCACCCGCCCGCCGCAGAGCTGGCGGTATGTGGAGGCATTGCTGTGAAGATTTACATAGCCGGTAAAATCACCGGAGACCCGAATTACAAGATGAAATTCCGCATGACGGCAAAGCACATACAGGAGCTGTATCCTCTCGCGGTGATCTTGAATCCGGCGGAATTGCCGGAAGGGCTGACACCGAAGGACTACATGCGGCTGTGCTTCGGGATGATCGACGCGGCGGATATCCTGTTCGCGCTGCCGGATGCGGAGGAAAGCAAAGGTGCAAAGTTGGAAATTGCGTATTGCAGATATGTTGGGAAAGGGGTTTTGAAATGGAACGATTGACAAGTCCTAATATCAACGTAGACCCGGATACCGACCGATTTCTGCACGCCGCGATTGGCGGCAAGGAAATCGACTGGAAGCAGTGCCGGGACAGCACGCTCAACGCGCTGATCAACGGCCCAACGAGCAACGGCTTTGGAAAGGATATTTTCCGCAAGATGACCCGCGATCTGTACGGACGGCTGAAAGCCTACGAGGACACGGGAATGTACCCGGAAAGCGTAGAGGCACTCAAACTGTCCATGATGGGCAAGGCAATTTCGGAGATCACGGAATTTAACGGTTTGCCGATTGACCGCCTCCGCGAGCTAACCGAGGCCGACAAGGACGGGCGCGTGGTCGTGCTGCCGTGCAAGGCGGGAGAACGCTGGACAGATGATGACGGTCGAGCAGTGCGCATAACCGCAGTAATCGTCAGCATAGAGACATTTGGGACGAACATCAACATCTACTTTGATTATGAGGACGCAACGCCGGACGATGCGGGAAGCGACTGCGCGGCAAATTGGGATTATTTCAGCCGCCACTATGGGAAATGCGGCGCGAAGATGGATGGTGCAGCCGAATGAGCGGGCTGCGGTTTGCTCGTGGGAGTGCAGTACCAGGCGGATTTTGTTGATCGACTTGCGGCCTACGAGGACACGGGCCTTGAACCGGAAGCAGTGCAAACGGTTAAGCTTGCGCTGGCCGCAAAGCACATGGTTGATCTCGAAACGCTCAACAATACGCCAATCAGCAGGCTCGTAGAGCTTGTTGAAGCCGACAAGGACGGGCGTGTCATTATATTGCCGTGCAAGGTGTACGAGACTGACGGGGTGAGGGTGTATGAGCACACGGTGCGCGAGGTCATCTACGAGACGGCAGGCGGTCCGGCTTTCGATAAAAATGCAATCGGGAAGAGCATATTTTTGACGCGCGCCGAAGCCGAGCGGGCGATTCAGGAAATGGAGGGCAAGAAGGATGGATGACGAATATATCCGGCGGGACGCTGCGATGAAAGCAGTGGCAAGTCAATACGGCGCGTGCCGAAGCCCGGCGCAAAACCGGATGATCGACGAGATCAGAAATAAAATCAGGCGGATGCCCGCCGCCGACGTTGCGGAGGTGGTGCGGTGCAAGGACTGTGCAAAGCATTATATCGTACTTGGCCGCGATATGTGCGCGAGAAATGCACAAGGATCTGAGGGGCACTGGATCGGGCTGAGCGCAACGGTACCGGACGGCTTTTGCCACCGCGGAGTACACAAATGAGCGGGCTGCGGTTTGAGAGCATGGCGGACATGCCGCCGAGGATGAGGGAGCTGTATGCCAGGCAGCAGATCGACCTCTCAGGCGCTGCGGCGCCAGCTCCCCTTCACAAGGGGAGCCATGGGAAGACGAAGTACGGCAGCCGGAAGGATACGCGCGGCGAGCTGCGCTTTGACAGCCAGAAGGAGGCGCGGCGGTACGACGAGCTGATGGTGATGCTCCGGGCTGGAATTATCTCCGATCTGCGGCTGCAGCCGCAGTTCACCTTGCAGGAGAGCTACATCACCGAGGCCGGTGAGCGCATTCGCGCAGTGCGGTACACGGCGGACTTTTCGTACAAATTCGGCGGCAAGCTCGTCGTCGAAGACGTGAAGACCAAGCCGACGCGGACAAAGGAGTATTTGCGCAACCGCAAATTCATGCGGTCAAAATTCGGGATCGAGATCCAGGAGGTCTAACATGCCAGAAAAAAACGAGAGCAGCCCGCGCGAGGCATGCGGGCTGCCGAAGCAGGGCAATGCCTGTCCGTATGCAAAGCTCGCGCCGTATCTTTGCGCGCGGTGCGGCTGGAACCCGGAGGAGCACGCGCGGCGGCAGGCGCTGCCGCTGACCGAGAACGCCGACGGGCTGCGGCACAAGGATATCAGCCAGCCCGAGGACTAAGACCAGCAATCAGCCGGGGAACCATATTTTTTCGGACTTATGCCGCAGCCGCTCCGCCATGAGACGGCTGCGGGAGGATCACCCCGGCCTTGCACCCGGCCCGCGACACCTCAAGCCCGCGGGCCGGGGATAAAAAGCGCGTGTGGAACGTGCGCGCGGATGGGAACCGTCAACGTTACCCCACGCCGGGTGTAGGGATCGCCCGGCGGCATCGTGTTACCTCCTTATGGAAAGCTGCCTGAGCAGACAAGGGCAGCTCGTCTGCGGCGACAGGGGGACGCGCAGGCGCAGGCGGTGCAAGTCCGCCCTGCATAGGGGCCGGGAGACCGGCCCCTGACGAAAGGAGAATGGAAATGTCACACGTAGTCGACCTGACGGGCACGGATTTTGGATATTTGCACGTCATCGGGCGGGATACCAGCAAAAAAGGAGACACGGCACACTGGATCTGCCGGTGTAAATGCGGGACCATCTGCAGCAAGGACGGCAGATACCTCCGGAACGGGCATGCAAAAAGCTGCGGCTGCTTCCGGAAAGAACGAGCGGCCACGCTCGTCACCAAGAAGAATCCAGCCAAAAAGCCAAAAGCCGAACCGAAGAAGAAAAAATTCGGCCGCGGCCCGCAGTGGGCAGGCTCCGGGATCTGCTACAACCCACTCTGCCCGACGCGCAACAACTACCGCGGCGCCTGGAGCTGCACCGAATGCCGCTTCTGCCCGGAACGAAAATTCACCCGCCAGTCGAGGCGGGAGATCATCACAATTTGAAGGGAGTATCAAAATGGCAGGGATCATGGATATGTTTTCGGTCGAACTGGATGAGTTTGTAAAGGACTATGACGATCTGCACTGGGACGTCAGTTTCCGCGGCGAGGAATACCCGCCGCGGATCGTGATGGAGCAGGCGACGCCGCCGCTCTACAAGATCGAGGATGACGGCTCGAAGACGCTGGAACCGAACCCGACCATCCAGATCATCGGCAGGCCAGACACAGAGGTCGTCACGACCGGAAAGCTGAAGATCAGCAAAAAGGACTTTACCAAGTTGACCAACCGCGCCGCCGCTCTGCTGGAGCTGTTCCTGCACGGGTTTATGCAGGAGCGCAAGGAAATGGAGGCGGCACAGGAATGAGCAGAAATGAAAAACGCCGGGAAGCGCTGCTGCTCGGCAAAAAAGATATGAGTTTTACGGAGATCATGCAGGCGATAGAGGCGTGCAGGGCGGACGACTGCGACAAGTGCCTGTTGAGCGGCGGCCCCATCGCAGGCTGGTTCCCGGAGGATGTGCCGGACTGCTATACCGTGCTGCTTAAAAATGCCGGGGAGAAGCTGCTGGAATACTACCAGAAGATCCGGGAAAACGACGCGGCGGAAGAAAATCAGAGAAAAACAGAAGAAAACATCAAAAAACGAGGAAGCAAGAGCGAGGGAGTCTTGGACTCGTGCCCCGTTTGCCCGGTATGCAACTATGTCTTCGACGAATTCAGCGTGAGCGACGATGCAAGACGGCACATCTTTCCATTTGGCGCAGAAGACACCCTTGACTTTGGACTCGAAGAACGAATCGTCAGACCACAAAAATGCCCGCAATGCGGCATGAAAATCGCTGGGATTAGGTGGACGGAGCCCAAGTTTGTTGGGAACCGCAAGGAATTCTCGTTCAGCCGTCCGCCGGAAGACGTGGAGGAAAAAAGAAAATGATTTTGCTGGAATGCACAGTCGTGCTGCGTGACGGCGATCGGAAAAAGCTTCAGGAGCAGCTTGCGGCGGAGATCGGGCAGCCAGTCGTTCTTCTGCCGCGCAGCGTATCGCGGGCGAAGGAGCGGAATATCCTGTTCCTTTGCGACAGAAAGGCTTGCGAGAAATGCAGCTATCCAACGTGCAGGCATACGCCGGAGCTGGAACACGCCAGAAATTTTGCGCCAGCAGGATTTACGAAGCGCACGGACGGCGTGTGGGTAGAGCAGGAGGGCGTAACGATCGACCAGGACAAACTTGAAAAGAGGCTGGTTGAAGCAATGAGGGAGGTGATGGGGCTTGAAACAGAAAAACGCAGTCCGCATGGTCTGGCGCTGGGATGATATCTTCCGTGTCTACCGATGCCCATACTGCGGCAGACCGGAGAAACCGTGCTTCGAACTCTGGAAAAAAGGCGGTTTGAAAAAGAGCCTGCCGAGCCGCTGTACATACTGCAAAGGAGAATTGGAAGGAGTGGAAGGAGAAGAAAATGATCATTGAAATTTTGGAGCTTGCTGCCGCGCTGGAGTGGATCGCGCTGGGCGTGCTGGTGTTTTTTAAGCTGCGAAGCCTGAAAAGCAGGATAGACGCGTTGCTTGACGAAATGTGGCCGAAGTCTCCAGCTACACTGCGAGACGAGACACCGATCGGCCCGGGGCCAGACCCTGCGGGTAAGAAAGGCCCGTGGGGCATCTGCCCGAAGTGCGGAGCTGTCGGGTACTGCTATTGGGACAAAGAGGAAGATACATGCACGTGTATGGCGTGCGGGTACAAGGACTGACGCTGAACGGGTGGCCGGAATTTCCGGCCACGCTTTGAGCGGGCAGAAAAAACAAAGGAGGGTTACAGCATGCAATGGGAACAGGGATGCTTATTCGACGACAACCTGGAATACGATGCGTTCACGGAGAAATTCAAACCCAAAAAGACAACGGACGACTGCTACACGCCACCGCTTGTTTATGATGCGATCCGGGATTGGGCGTGCAGTGAATATGGGATTGACCCGGCCTGCATCGTGCGGCCATTCTATCCGGGTGGGGACTATGAGCGTTTTGGCTATCCGGACGGCTGCGTCGTGCTGGACAACCCGCCTTTTTCGATTCTTTCAAAAATCTGCGAATTCTACATAGACAGAGGGATTGCGTTCTTTCTTTTTGCGCCATCGCTCACGGCGTTCTCCGGCCGATCAGTTGTGTTGAGGATGAACCATATCATTTGCGATGCAGACATCACGTATGAAAATGGCGCAGTCGTTCACACGGCGTTTGTAACAAGTTTTGGAGGAAACATCGCGCAGAGCGCCCCATCACTCGGAAGGGCAGTCGAGCGGGCGATGCGGCAGATAAAGTCGCAGACGAAACGGGAGTTGCCGAAATATACATATCCGGACCATGTGCTGACGGCAGCCATGCTGCAGAAATATGCGCACTACGGTGTAGAGTTTGCGGTTAAGCGCGAGGACTGCACGTACGTTACCAAACTGGATAGTCAGCGCGAGACGGGAAAGAGAATCTTTGGTGACGGACTGCTGCTGTCAAACCGAGCTGCCGCCGAGAAAGCTGCCGCCGAGAAAGCTGCCGCCGAGAAAGCCGCCGCTGAGAAAGCCGCCGCCGAGAAAGCCGCCGCCGAGAAAGCCGCCGCGCACGTCTGGGAGCTGTCTGAACGTGAAAAGGGCATCATTGCGAGCCTCGGGAAATAAACCGAGGCAGGAGGAGCTATGGTAAAGAGACACAAGCGCCGGAAGTTTTCCGGGAGGGTCTGCGAGCAGATCGTGTACACGGTGGCGGGCGGCACAGATCCGAAGACCAGCCGGCCGAAGAAGCCGCGGTTCCAGTCGCAGGAAGAACGCGAGGAATTCAACACCAGGATCTCGGCTGCAAAGTTCGTGGCGCTGGTCAACGCCAACTTCTCACCGTCGAGCTATTACTCCACATTGACGCTAGACCAAGAGCATGAGGTACATACCGCGCAGGAGATGCGCAGGATCCGGGATAATTTCTACCGCCGCATGGTCTACCGGTATCCGGAAGCCAAGATTGTCATCGTCTACGGCCGGGGCAAATCGACCAACCGCTTCCACCTGCACCTGATCACGGACGGCATTCCTGCCGATGAGCTCGGCAGGCTCTGGGGTCTCGGCAGCGTCATCGACTGCAAGCCACTGCGGAAGCACAACTACTATCTGGATGAGAACGGAAATAAGGTCGACCACGGGCAGGACTACACGGCGCTGGCCAACTACCTGCACGGCCACTGGCGCAAGGAGTTCGGCGGCCACCGGTACAAGGCCAGCCGCAGCTGCGTCCGGCCGGAGCCGGAGCCCGCGACCGAGGCGGTCCGGGACTACAGCCAGACGCGCCCGCCGGTCGCCCCGCGCGGCTACATCCTCGTCGAGTCCAGAGCCACGCAGTATGGATTCCTATATTTCAAATATGTATGGGATCCCAAAAACGAGACACATAAGCGGAACGGGAGCCGCCTTCTTTAAACCTTGTAAATGTGTTGAGTTTTGCAACGAAGAAGGAAGGAGCTGAACAGATGTCGAAACCGAGATACTGGTGGTACGGGAATGTCTGCCGCACCATCGGCGAATACCCGAAACTGAGCCGACAGGTTCGGGATATGAGCCGACAGAAGATCACGCCGGGATATTCCTCACAGCCAGGCGGGCAATCCTCCGGCCGCGCCGTCGAGGACATTGCGGTGCGCGTCCTGTCCTCACGGGAGTACGAGGACTACACAGCGATCCAGTCCGCCATCAACACCGTGCAGACCTGGCGGGACGGCGGTGATGTGCTGGAGATCGTGCGCCTGCATACATGGATCTGGCCGCGCGAGAGTCTGGAGTCCGCTGCCAGACAGGTACACGTGAGCACATCCACGGCCAAGCGGATGTACAGCCGCTTTGTCTACGAGGCAGCGCGGGCAATGGGCTACCGCAAAAGTTGAGCTAACAGAGCCTAAAATCTGTGCTACAGTGATAGCGTGAAGAATTGGAGGGAACAGGATGCAGCCATGGGCCGCACGCTTTTACGCGTCCGGGCGCTGGAAGAAATGCCGCGCCGGGTATATCAAGTTCCGCCGGACCATCGACGGCGGGCTGTGCGAAGAGTGCCGGGACAAGCCGGGCTACATCGTCCATCACAAGCGGGCGCTCACGCCGGACAACATCACCGACCCGGACGTCAGCCTGTCCTACTCCAACCTCGAGTACGTCTGTAAGGACTGCCACGATCAGTTCGACGGTCACGGCGTCGCAAGATCTCTGACGCAAAAAATTTTCTTTGACGCCGCCGGAGACCCGATCCCCCCCGTCGCGCGAGGCCGGGGCGCCGGATAGATCACCGCACGCCCTACCTCGGAAGAATACGCAGACTGTTCGCGAGGCCCCCCTGCTTTGAAGCGGCGATAAGTAATCCACGCGCACGCGTGAGCAGGAGGCAAAAATAACGCAAAAAGGAGGCGTTTTCTGTGGCGAATCAGCGTGAAAAGACCAAAGAACAGCGGATCCGCGCGGAGAAAGCGCGTCTGAAAAAGCTTTACCGGAATCTGCCGAAGGAAGCAGCCGGGACTGTCGCGGGGCTCATCGATCAGGCGGCCTTCATGCGCATTGAGTGCGAGGACATGGCCGACGATCTGCGGGAAAACGGCTGGACGGAGCTTTTTCGCCAGTCCGAACGTCTCGACCCGTATGAGCGGGCGCGCCCAATCGGGCAGGCGTACAACTCCACGAACGCAAATTACCAGAAGATCATCAAGCAGCTGACGGCGCTGCTGCCGAAGCCGGACACCGCGCCAAAGCAGGAGGACGACGGCTTTGCAAGCTTTGTCCGGGAGCGTGACGAGGAATGAAACTCACGCGCTACCCGGAGACCTACAACCCCATCCTCGAATACTGGCAGGCTATCCAGGGCGGCCGCGAGGTCGTCAGCCTGAAAGTCCAGAAGACCTACCGGCACGTTGTAGAGCAGCTGGAAAACACGGATTCCGAGTTTTATTATTCCCCGCGCCGGGCAAACCACGTCCTCGAATTTTTTGAAAACTACTGCCACCACTCCAAGGGAAAGGCGGGCGGCCAGCTCGTCAAGCTGGAGCTCTGGGAAAAGGCGCTGCTGGCGACTGTCTTCGGGTTTATCGACATCGAGGGAAACCGGCAATACCGCGAAGCGATCCTCATTGTAGGCAAGAAAAACGGCAAGTCGCTGCTGGCCTCCGGCGTCGGCTTGTATTTACAGCTGGCGGATGGCGAAGCGGGGCCGGAGGTCTATGCCGTTGCGACCAAGCGCGACCAGGCGAAGATCATCTGGCAGGAAGCCAAGCGCATGGTGCAGAAATCTCCGGCGCTGCGCAAGCGGACGCGCTGCCTGGTCGGCGAGGTGGACAGCGATTACAACGACGGCGTATTCAAGCCGCTGTCCTCGGACAGCGACACGCTCGACGGCCTGAATATCCACGGAGCCATGATGGACGAGATCCATCAGTGGAAAAACGGCAGACCGCTGTACAACATCATTGCCGACGGCGATCAAGCCCGCGAACAGCCGTTGCGGCTTATCACCTCCACCGCCGGCACCATCCGAGAAGACATCTACGACGAGAAATACGAAGAGGCCGAGCGCATCATAAACGGCTACGAAGATCCGGACGGGTACCACGACCCGCGCCGGATCGCGTTTATTTACGAGCTCGACAAACGCAGCGAGTGGACAGACCCGGACTGCTGGAAAAAGGCAAATCCGGGCCTCGGGACGATCAAGAGCTACACGGCGCTGAAAGAGCGGGTCGAGCGGGCGGAGAAAAACCCGGCCCTCGTCCGCAACCTCGTCTGCAAGGATTTCAACATCCGCGAGACCTCCAGCGAAGCCTGGCTCAACTTCGAGCAGCTCGACAACCGCGACACCTTCCAGCTCGACAAGGAAAACCGCCGCCTGATCTGGCAGCACCACATGGCGGACGGCAAGACGCAGGAGCGCGTGCTTTCCTACCCGCGATACGGCATCGGCGGCGCGGACCTCTCCAAAACCACTGACCTGACGGCGGCAAAGGTGCTGTTCCAAGTGCCGGAGCTGCCGGAGATCCTGTTTGTGCTGCAGATGTACTGGCTGCCGCAGGACCTTTTGGAAAAGCGCGTCACGGAGGACAAGATCCCATACGACAAGTGGCATGAGCGCGGGCTGCTCCGGCTGTCCGAGGGGAATAAGATCCGCTATGAGGACGTCAAAGCATGGTTCATCGAGGTACAGGAAGACCTCGATATTTTTATCCCATTTATCGGGTATGATGCGTGGTCTGCGTCTTATTGGGTGGACAGCATGGCGGACTATTTCGGGAAAGAGGCCATGATCGCCGTGCATCAGGGTGTCAAGACCCTGTCCGAGCCAATGAAGCGCTGTGGGAACGACTTGGAATCCAAGCGCATTATTTACAACAACCACCCGATCGACAAGTGGAACCTCGCAAACACCGCCTACGACGAGGACAAAAACGGCAATATCCAGCCGCACAAGACGAGCAAGTCCACGCGCCGCATTGACGGAACGGCGGCTCTGCTCGACGCCTACACGATCTACGATCAGAAGCAGGCGGAATACACCAGTATGCTCTAGGAGTGAGACAATGGGATTTTTTAAAAACCTCCTGACGAATATCACGACGACCAAGCGCGTTTCGACCGTTCAGATGGTGCAGGAGCGCGGAAACGGATTTTACAGCTACAACGGCAAGATGTACCAATCCGATATCGTCCGCGCCTGCATCCGACCCAAGATCAAGGCCATCGGCAAGCTGACGGCAAAGCACATCCGGGAGACCATCACCGCCCAGACGCGGAAGATCGCCGTCAACCCGGAGCCGTATATCCGGTTCCTGCTCGAGGAACCGAACCAGTACATGACAGGCCAGCTGCTGCAGGAGAAGCTGGCCGCGCAGCTGGTGCTCAACAACAACGCCTTCGCGGTCATCCTCCGGGATGAAAACGGCCTGCCGAACGCCATTTTCCCGGTCGCGGCCATGCAGGCCGACGCCGTTTACGACGCAGGCGGGAATCTGTACCTGAAATTTTACATGCAGAACGGCAGCGTACTGACGTTTGCCTATGACGATATCATCCACCTGCGCGGGGACTTTTACGAAAATGATATCTTCGGCGACCCCATCGCCCCGGCCATCGTGCCGCTCATGGAGATCGTAACGACGACGGATCAGGGCATCGTAAAGGCCATCAGAAACAGCGCCGTGATTCGCTGGTTGCTGATGTTCGCCGCGTCCATGCGCCCGGAGGACGTGAAGCAGCGTGCGCAGGACTTCGCGGACAGTTTCCTGAACGTGACTAACGGCACGGGCGTCGCGGCCGTCGACGCAAAGGCCGAGGCCAAGCAGATTGACCCGAAGGATTACGTCCCGAACGCCGCCCAGATGGACAAGACCACGCAGCGCATCTACGCCCTGTTTAATACCAACCCGCACATCGTCACATCCATTGCGACGGAGGATGAGCAGAACGCCTATTTTGACGCCGAGATCGAGCCGGTTTTGAAGCAGCTGAGCGGCGAGTACACCCGCAAGCTCTTTTCCAGGCGCGAGCGCGGCTGCGGCAACCGCATCGTCTTTGAGGCGTCCGCGTGGGACTTCGCGTCGACCTCGACCAAGCTCAACCTCCTGCAGATGGTCGACCGCGGCGCGCTGACGCCGAACGAATGGCGTCGCGCCTTTAACCTCGCGCCGGCCGACGGCGGCGACAAGCCAATCCGGCGGCTCGATACGCAGCCGGTCAATCAGAATACCAACCAGAAGGGAGATGAAACCGCATGAAGATCAGCATTCGCGGGCCAATCGTGTCCAGCAACCAGCACCGCTTTTATCAGTGGTACGGCATGGAGGCGACGAGCCCTAAATCCGTAGCCGACGCGCTTGCATCCGGAAACGGTGAGCGGGCAGAGGTCGAGATCAATTCCGGCGGCGGCGAGATCTTCGCCGCGAGCGAGATCTATACCGCCCTGCGCAATTACGCGGGTGGCGTCCACATCCGCATCGTCGGCCTCGCGGCCTCGGCCGCGTCCATCATCGCCATGGCGGGCGAGTCGGAGATGACGCCGACCGGCATGATGATGATCCACAACGTCCAGTCCAGCGCCGACGGCGACTACCGCCAGATGGAGCACACCGCCGGCGTCCTGCGCGACGCCAACCACGCCATTATCTCGGCCTATGTCGCCAAGACCGGCAGGCCGGAGGCGGAGATCGCCGCCATGATGGACGCAGAAACATGGATCACAGCGGAGCGGGCCGTCGAGCTCGGCCTCGTTGACCGCGTGATGCAGCCGGATACCGGCCAGAAGCCGCTGGCAGCGGATTTTTATTCCGGCATGCTCAGCGAAGACGCGCTCCGGCGCGCGGAAAACTTTTTAAAAGGTCAGGCCGCAGAGCCTGATTTTTTTATGCCCGAACGGGCGCAGGCAGAAGCAAAACTGAAATTTTTAAAACTCAAAGGAGAATTGAAATGACGAAGGAAATTTACAACATCCAGCGCCAGAAGCTCATGGACGACGCCCAGAAGCTGCTGGACGAAAGCAAGACCGCAGAGGCACAGGCCAAGATGAAAGAAGTCGAGGCCCTCGACGCCAAGTTTGAGGAGGAAGCCAAGATTCAGGCGAACCTCAACGCGCTTGCAGGCCAGAAGGTTGCGGCACCGGCTGCGGCGGCACAGTCCGTCGACCTGTCCGGCACGGCAAAGACTCCGGACGTGCTCGACCGGTACGACACCGACGAGTACAAGCGGGCCTTCATGAACTACGTTTTGACCGGCAAGAAGATTCCCGCAGAGCTGACCAATGTGGACGCCAACACCAAGACAACCGACGTCGGCAGCGTCATCCCGACCACGACGATCCAGAAGATCTACGAGAAGATGGAAGCCATCGGCATGATCCTGCCGCGCGTAACACACACGTCCTACGCGGGCGGCGTCCAGGTCCCGACCAGCTCGGCCAAGCCGACGGCCTCCTGGGTCGCCGAGGGTGAGGGCTCCGACAAACAGAAGACTTCGACCGGCAAGATCGTCTTTGCGTACCACAAGCTGCGCTGCGCGATCTCCATGTCGCTGGAAGTTTCTATCATGGCGTACCCGATGTTCGAGGCACAGTTTGTCCGGAACGTCGCAAATGCGATGGTAAAGGCGAAGGAGCAGGCCATCATCAACGGCACCGGTTCCGGCCAGCCGAAGGGAATCCTTGCGGAGACAGCCCCGACCGGCCAGAACATCGACATTGCCGCCGCGACAACTGCTCTGACCTACAAGGATCTGTGCAAGGCCGAAGCTGCGCTGCCGCAGGCATATGACGGCGCGGTCTGGTTCATGTCCAAGAAGACATTCGAGACGCAGATCGTCGGCATGGTCGACAACAACGGCCAGCCCGTCGCGCGCGTCAACTACGGCATCAACGGCAAGCCCGTCAACTACATCCTCGGCCGCGAGGTCATCCTGACCGGCGACTACCTGCCGGCCTTTGCGGCGTCGGTCACGGCCGACACCGTCTTCGCCTTTATGTTCGATCCGGCGTACTACCTCTGGAACGAGAACATGGGCATGACGGTAAAGCGCTACACCGACGAGGACACCGACGACGAGGTCACAAAGGCCATCGAGATCGCCGACGGTGCGTGCGTCGACGTCAACAGCCTCGTCACGCTGACCAAGAAGAAGGCCTGACGGCGCGCGGCCAACAGGGAGGGATAACCAATGGCTTTGATCAACGTTGCAAAAACCGCCCTGCGGCTGACCACAAACGCCCTTGACGACGAGCTCGCCGACGAGATCGACGCCTGCCTCCTGCGCCTGCATCTTGCGGGCGCGGAGGGGGCGGACGAAGACCCGCTTGTAAAGGACGCAGTCCGCGCCTACGTCCGCTGGCAGCATGATTTCTGCGGCCGGGGCGAGGAATGGAAGACCTGCTTTGCAGATATCCGCGACGCTATGGGGCTGTCCGACGATTACAGGGCAGTCCAAGCCAGCGGCGGAGCAGGAGGTGCTTGCTGTGATCTTTGACACGCAGATCACGCTGCGCCTGTTCTCCTACCCCATCGTAAACGGCCAGACGACGGAAAAGCTCGAGCGAGAAACCACCGTCTGGGCTGCCCGCAAGTCCGTAAACCGCGCCGAGTATTATCAGGCCGCGCAAGCCGGCAAACGCACGGACGCAATTTTCCGCATGCACAGCGCGGAATACGGCGGTGAGCAGCAGCTCACCTGCGGCTCGGACGTCTTTGACGTCGTCCGCAGCTACGGCGCGGAGACGGAAGAGGTAGAGCTGACCTGCAAACGGAGGGGCGGCGCATGATGATCTATGAGGCGCTGGCAGACCTGGGCGTACCGGTCTGCCACCCGCCATACAAGGGCGGAGAAGAAACCTACATCACCTATCAGCTGCTCGGCCAGTCCGGGCAGCTCTACGCCGAGGGCGGAGAGGCCGAGACCGGCGTGCAGTACGCCGTTTCCATCTTTGCCGAGGGCTTTGCCGCCGGGCTTTTAAAGCGTGTGAAAGCCGCGCTGGAGGCCGCTGGCTACATCGTCACCGTCGACATGGAAACATACGACAAGGAAACAGGCCGCACGCAGATCGCGCTCATCGCCGAAACGGAGGGCGCAATCTATGGCTAACATCTCCATCACCGGTGCCGACGAGCTCATGGCCACGCTCCAGAAAGCGAATGTTTTTGATGAGGACATGCAGCAGGAGCTCCTGTACGCCGCCGGGGATATCATCGTCGAGGAACTGCAAAAAATGGTAAAGACGAGCGGGTTTCAGACCGAGGCATATGCATCCAGCGTGAAATACCGCAAAACCATCAAACGCGACAAAAACGGAGACCCGTACATCTCCATCACCGCAGTCGGCAAAAACGAGCACGGAACGCGCAGGGCGACCGTGCTTTTTGTTTTGAATTACGGCCGCGCGAAGGAGTACGGGCAGATCACAGGAACTTATTTTTGGACAAAGGGCGTCAGGAACGCGCAGAAGCGCGTAAACGCGGAGCTCGAAAAGATCCTTACACAAAAGCTGAAAGAAAGGGGCCTATTGTAAATGCCTAGTTTTGACTTACGCGGCATCCGGGCGGGAAAGTATAAAAACACGTCCGGCACCGTGACCTACACAGAGCCGACCGACGTCGGCGACGCCATGAGCGCGCAGCTGGAACTCAAGTTCGCCGAGGGCCGCCTGTACGCGGAATCCAAGCTTGCCGAGTATATCAAGCTTGCCACCGGCGGCACGATCTCGCTGGCTGTCAAGTACATCAAAAAGGCCGCACAGGCCATGCTCTACGGCTGCACATCCGATACGAGCAAGGAAAATCTGAAATTCTCGGCAAAAGACATCGCAAACTATGTCGGCGTCGGCTTTTACGCGCCGGATAAGATCGACGGCGTGACCAAATACACCTGCGTCTGGGTTCCGAAAGTGCTGTTCGGCCCGCCCTCGCTGTCCTACCAGACCAAGGGCGAGAACATCCAGTTCAACACGCCGACCACGACCGGCGAATTCCTCGCCGACGACTCCGCCGACGAGCTGCTGCTCGAGATCGAGACCGTCGACACCGCAGAGGCCGCCGTCGCATGGATCAAGGGAAAGTTGGGTGAGACGTGATGGAGACGACCAAGCTCAACACCGTCGACTATGAACTTGAGGGCCGGGTCTACCGGCTCTCCTGCAACATGAACGTCATTGCCTACGTGCAGGACGAGTATGACGGGAATCTTCTTCAGGCGCTCGACCGGGTCCGCGGGATCAAGAGCACACTGGCATTTCTAGCCGGTATGCTGACCGACGCGGCAGACTCGCAGGGGATTAAGGATGAAAACGGACTGCCGCTGGTATTTACGCGGAAGCAGTTGGGCCGAAAGCTCACGCTCGCGCAGACTGTAGAGGCCGGAAAGCTGATCTATCCGCTGGTTCGGGCCGAAGTATTGAAGAACGCGGGGGCCGAAACGAAACCGCAGGAAGACGAAAAAAACTGACACAGCCGGGGGAACCGAAGCCGAACGGCTTTGATTTCCCCGGCTATCTTGCCATTTGGCTGTTCCGGCTGCACCTGCCGGAGCGGGACTTCTGGAAGACCATGAGCCCGCGCCGCCTGACGCTCCTGCTTGACGCACTGGAGCCGCCCAAAAAGCCGGAAGAGCCGCAGAGCCTGTCCGCCTACATCAACGGAGGCACATAATATGCCAAACATCAACACAAGATTTACGCTTTCGGGCGAAAAAGAATACAAGCAGGCCATTTCCGAGATCGGCAGCGGCATGAAGGTGCTGGACTCGGAGATGCGAAAGGTGCAGTCGGCCTACGCGCAGAACGCCGACAGCGTCGAGGCGCTGAGCGCCAAAAACGACGTGCTCGAGCGCAAAATCTCCACGCAGACCGAAAAGATCGAGTATCTGCGTGCCGCCCTGCAGCAGTCCGCCGAGAGATACGGCGAGGCAGACAAGCGCACCATGCAGTGGCAGACCAGCCTCAACAACGCCGAGGCGGATCTGAACAGCCTCAACAATCAAGTCGACGAAAACAAGCAGAAGATCGCCGACTCCGGCAAGGAGATGGGCAACCTCGGCGACGTGGTGAACAGCCTGACCTCCAAGCTCGGGATCCAGCTGCCGGACAGCATGAAAACGTCCATGAACGGCATGCTGCAGCTCGACACTACGACAATCGCAGTTGCGGGCGGCTTTGCCGCCGTCGCTGCGGCGATCGTCAAGGCGGAAAAGGCGCTGATCTCCATGACGAAGGAAGCAGCCTCGAATGCAGACGATCTGCTCACGCTCGCCTCCGTGACCGGCATGACGACCGACTCCGTGCAGGAGCTCAACTATATGGCCGACCTCACGGACGTCTCACTCGACCGGATCAAGGACAGCCTCAAGGAGACCACCAACAAAATGCAGGAGGCCGCAGCGGGCACCGGCGACGCCTATGATGCGTACCAGCGTCTGGGTGTAGAGATCACCAACGCCGACGGCAGCCTCCGCAGCGCGCAGGACGTCTTTTACGACACCATCGACGCGCTGGGTGATATGAAAAACCAGGCCGAGCGGGACGCACTGGCCATGGATCTCATGTCGGAGTCGGCACAGGAGCTGAACCCCATCATTGAGCTTGGCGGAGACAAGCTGCGCGAATACGCGCAGGAAGCCCACGACATGGGCTATGTGCTGGACAACGACGCGCTCAAATCGCTTCAGGCCGTCGACGACGCCTACTCCCGCCTGCAGAACACGCAGGAGGGCGTGAAAAACCAACTGGCCGTGGAGTTTGCGCCGTACCTAGAAGAATTTTACGGTGACGCGACACAGGGCGTGAAGGATCTCGGAAAGGCGATCAAGGACTCCGGCATCGTAGACGCCTTCGGCATGCTGCTTGAGACCGTCGGCGACATCCTCAATCCCATGTCCGATCTGTCCGGAAACCGCGTCCCGGCACTGACCAACGCACTGCGACCGCTGGCGGAGGTCATGGCGCTGATCGCAGACACGGCGGACTTTTTTGCGGGCCTGTTTACGCTGGATTTTAAGAAAATGGGCAATGCCCTAGGCTTTGGATATGCCAGCGGAAACGGCAATAAGTACCAGACGCTGCAGGACAGCTACGCGGCAAAATCGTGGGGCAGCAGCGCGTCCGACCTCTCCAAGGCCTACGAAGAGGCCGTCGCCCGCGGCGATTCGTCGACCATCGGTATCACCGAGGACGAATGGCGCAGGCGGTATCTGGGAGGCAACGCCGCCGGCACGGACAACTGGGCGGGCGGCTGGACGCGGGTGAACGAGAACGGCCTTGAGCGGATCTATCTCCCCTCCGGCTCGCGCATCCAGACGGCCAGCGAGACCCGCTACACCTCCGGCGATACCTACAACACCACCGTCTACGTCGACCACGTCGAAGACCTCGACACCATCCTCCGCATCGCCAAAAACGCACGCATCACAACCAGAATGGGGGCGAAGTAAATGCCGACGTTTACAGTGCAGGCAAGCGGCTCGACAGCAGTCGCGGTAAACCATCCAAATACAAATTACTCAGATCTTGCGCAGTACAAGTTGTTTGCAGAGCCATTCACGGGAACAAGAGGCGACGTAAACAAAGGAGATAATATATATATAAAATTTCCAACGCCGGGAGATGCGTATAAATTTAAACGCGTAACAAAGGTGACGTTTACAATATACGCACAGCCGACAGAAGAAAGCGAGACTGGGTATAAACAAATTTGGGCATATGTGAAAGGGCTGACAAGCCCACTCGATGTGAGCACAGTAACATATGTGACTAGGCCGAGCGTTTACCAACAGACCGGTGGCCTTACGCAGCACGCCGATGGGGATTGGTCTACGCTGAACGAGATTATACAGCTAAGTGCAGATCTTAAGCCATACAGTGAAGAAAGCAAAATAGAATTAAAAAGCGGCATAAAGAATGGATTTGTTTTTGCGTTCAGAGGCGCGCCGTCTGGAACAAGCGAAGCAATTTTTTATGGGGAAAAATCAACGCGAAAGCCGTTCCTGACATGCGAGTACTCAAACGACAATGTCGGAATAAAAGCAGACAATTTTTCCCCATCGTCAGGAGCGTTCGTAAACAGGTTTCAAAAAAACACATTTACATGGGGCGCTACAGACGACACGACGATAACACAGGTCTGCTTCGCAGAGATAAAGCAAACCTCCGCAGTCTTCGAATGGCGCGTAAAAAATGCGAGCACCTCAAATACGATCAGCGTCTCCGGCGCGACGACCGCCTGCACGGTCCCAGCAAATACATTCCCGTCCGGGACGATCGAGTGGCGCGTAAAGGCGACGGCGAACAGCGGCACGACAACAACGTCCGCATGGCAGGAGATCACGGCCACGGACGTCACCCCGACGGCCAAGCCGGTCTCCCCATCCGGCATCGTCATCGACGCCACAATCGTCAACCGCTTTAGCTGGCAGCACATCATTTCCACCGGCACGCCGCAGAGCAAGGCCGACCTGCAGTGGTCCGCCGACGGCACGACCTGGAACACGCTCGCGACCGTCACCGGAGAAAATCAGTACTACGACGTGCCCGCGAACACCTTTACGAGCGGGACGAAATACTGGCGCGTGCGCACCTACAACACCGACGGCACGGCCTCGGCGTGGAGCGAAAAGGCCGAGTTTATCGCCATCAACGCCCCGTCGGCCCCGTCCATCGTCATCCAGTCTACCGGCCCGCGCCCGCGCATCACCTGGCAGACCTCCGAGCAGGAAGCCTATCAGCTGACGCTGTCCAGCGGCTACGCCTCCGGCACGGTCTACGGCACGGAGAAGGCATGGCGCTCGCCGGTCTACCTCGCCGACGGCAGCTACACCGTCCGCGTGCGCGTGCAGAACAAGTACGGCATGTGGTCCGAGTGGAGCGCAGCCGCGCTCCCCGTTTCGCACACCGAGGGCGAGGCAATCACACTGTCGGTCGACGCGGCCCACGAGGCCGCGCTCACCTGGCAGACCGCCGGGAGCTACAATTTTTACCTCGTCGAGCGGGACGGCGTGACCATCGCCCGCACCGTCCAAAAGCAGTACATCGACCACACCAGCATCGGCTCCGTCACCTACCGCGTCCGCGGCTGCTACGACGAAAGCGATAACTACGGCGTGTCCAATTCGGATACCGTCGAGATCCTGCCCGAGACCAACATGATCTGCGACCTCGAGACCGGCGTCTGGCTCGAGATGCGCCTGTCCGAGACACAGCTGCGAACCAATCGCACCAGCTTCTCGGCCGGGGTCTCCACGGTCCATCTGGCGGGCCTTGCCTACCCCGTCGAGGAGCGCAGCGAGCAGCGCGACCGCGCCCTGTCCGTCGCCTGCGCCTGGCCGCACGCGCAGCGGGCCGCCGCCCTCGCGCTGGAGGCCCTTGTCGGCCGCCTCGTCTGCCTCAAGGACCGCTACGGCAACATAGCCATCGGCTCGCTCCCGTCGCTCGAGAGCAACTGCGACGAGTTCATGCGCCGCTATTCCTTCACCATCTCGCACACGAACCGGGAGGAGGCGATCACCCTTGACCCGTGACGTCCGCTTCCGCGTCGACGTGCTCAGAAACGGCGCACCCATCACCCACCTCCAATGGGACACCGGCAGCGCCCCGCAGATCATGTGCGACCGGACAGCCACCCTGCACGGCTCCTTCAAGGGCAGCTTCCTGCCAAACGATCTCGCGGAGCTGGAGTCCGACGAGCTGCGCCCGTGGATCAGCATCAACGGCGTCGAAACATCGCTCGGCATCTATCAGGCCGCGACCGTCAGCAACAAGGGCAGCAGCTCCGGCACGCGCGTCGAGATCGAGGCTTACGACCGCTGCTGGCGGGTGTACACGCAAAAAACAGAGACGCTCCTGCATCTTGCGGCCGGAGCGTCCTACATCACGGAAGTCCGAAAGCTCCTGACCGCCTGCGGCATTACGCTGGTGATCGCGGCGCCGAACGACGCAGTCCTCGCCACAGACCGCGAGGACTGGCCGATCGGCACGAGCTACCTGACGATCGTCAATGCGCTGCTCTCCGAGATCAACTACGAGAACCTCTGGTTCGACGCCGACGGTGTCTGCCGCCTCGAGCCGTACCAGGAGCCATCCGCCGCCATCATCGACTGGCGCTACGGAACGACGGACCTGTTCCTCCCGGAAAAGCACCCCGGGCAGGACTGGTCCGACGAGACGGACATCTTTGACGCACCGAACGTTTTTGTCGTGACCTGCAACAACCCGGATATGGACGCAGCAATGGTGGCGACCGCCGTCAACGACAACCCGGCGTCCAAAAAATCCACCTTCAAGCGCGGCATGCGCATCACCTCCGTCGAGCGGGTGGACAACATCGCCTCGCAGGAGGAGCTGCAGGCCTACGCCAACAAGCGCCGCAACGAATCGCTGCTGGCCACGCGCACGATCACATTTTATACGCTGGCCGAGCCGGGCCACGGCGTCGGCGACATTCTCGCCCTGACGCACGACGAGATCGGCGGCATCTATCTCGAGACCGGCTGGTCTGTAACCATGCAGCCCGGCAGCCTCATGACACACTCAGCAAAAAGGACGGTGATCGCCTGATGGAGGGCATCAACAGCTTATTTGTATCATCGATCAGCATGCCGGACGAAAATCTGCCGGAAGACTTTCTGGCGACCGTCGGCGCGGTCTATGACGATGGTCTGTCCCTCATCCTCGAGGGGCAGACTGAAGCCACAACAAAGCACTATAAATGCAACACGTCCGCCACCTTTGCCGCGGGAGACCGCGTCAAGGTCGCGCGGATCTCCGGCAGCTATATCGTCGAGTACGTTGTCGGGCCGCCGGGAAGCGGCGGAGGTGGCGGAACCAGCGGATATCAAGACAGGATCATAAAAAACGGATATGGCGTAAGAATGAGCGGAAGCAGGTTTCTCGTCGGCATACATGGAGATGAATACATCGGCGCGGTAAACAACTGGTTTGACGGCGGGTGCTTCGGAAAAGTGTATGTGGTGAACAACGCAAACACATACGCGACGCTGGCGTGCAATAGCAACGGGAAGCTACTGGTCAATGGAACCGTGATCGGATAGACCACAACAGGAAAGAAAAAGCCGCCCTTTCGGGCGGCAAAGAAGGAGCTGATAACGCATGATCACCATCCACTGCTCCCGCGCGTGCGCGCATCTGGCGTCGCCGCCGGAGCTTTTGACGGCGGGGATGAGCAAGGCCGTGACGGTGCAGTTCGTCTTCTCGCCCGCATGGGACAAGCTGATGAAGACCGCCGTCTTTACCAACGGCAAGACCACCGTCGACGTTCTGGCGGCGAGCTGGGACGGGGATACTGTTCCTGTCCCGCACGAAGTTCTCGCCGTCCCGGGCCGCCACGCCCGCGTGGGCGTCTATGGCGCAAACGAAAGCGGCGTCGTCCTGCCGACCGTCTGGGTGAGCCTCGGCAAAGTCCAGCCCGGCGCGGACCCATCCGGCGACGAGACCGCCGACCCGTCCCTGCCCGTCTGGGCGCAGCTGCAGAAGCAGATCGGCGATCTGGACGACCTCAAGACCTACAACAAGGGCAACCTCGTCGACGCCATCAACGAGGCCCGCAGCTCCGGCGGCGGCTCTGGTGGCGGGGGCATCCAGTCGGCACAGATCGACGCGATCCTCGTGATGACAAAATCCGAATATGACGCGCTGGACAAAAAGGACGCGCGGACACTGTATCTGTTGGAGGGATAACATGCTGGCAGTTGGACTCAAACGCATTCTGGAGCTGTTCATCGGCTCCATGGGCATCAAATCCGCCCACCTGGGCACGAAAACCATCTACGAAAGACCGGGCGGATTTTTGTACATTGAACTCACAAGCGAAGAAAGGGGATAAATCCAGATGGCAAGTTTTTTCAATCTGACACTTGATACGCTGGCACCTGCCGGCCTATCGCTGATCCTGAACGACGGTGCACAGTACGTGACCAGCGCGACCGTCACGGCGAAGATCTCTGTCTCCGACGAGACAACGACGGGCTACCAGATGAAGATCTGGGGCACGAAGACGGCGGAGACCGAGGCGGAAGCGTCGTGGGAGACATTCGCCACGACAAAATCCATCACGCTGCCCGACGGCGACGGCCTCAAGACGATCTATGTCAAGATGCGCGACGACGTCGGCAACGAAACGGCCGCAGTCAGCGACACGATCACGCTCAACACGTCGATTCCTGCCGTGACCATCACAGGCCCCGACAAGAGCAGGATCTCGAAGGTCACGGGCTACGATGCAGCGGCGTTCTCCTTCGTCTGCGACGTGGACTTTGAGGAATACACCATTCGCGTCGTCCCGGCGACGAGCAGCCTGCACACGGCGGGCACCCAGATCCCGACGACGGGCGGCTCCACCAACGTCAGCGGCACGGCGGGAGGCTACAAGAAGAACACCGCCATCAACGTCACTGTCAAGGGCGCGGACCTCGAGGCAGCGTCTTCCGGCGACGGCACGAAGATCGTCAAGGTCTTCGTCAAGAACGCAGCCGGGACCTGGAGTGCCGCCTGATGGCCGCGCCGCAGCTGACATTCTCCATCACGGGCAACAAGATCTCGGCGGTCTCGGGGTTCGACTCGATCACCGTTTCCTTCTCGTCGGACATCGCCTACACGGCCTTCGAGTGCCGCGCGACGAAGTCCGGCGAGGATTGGGGCCGCGGGAAGGGCGCTTTGATCGCGTCCTTCTCCAAGACCCCGGCGGGCACGCAGCGCACCTTTGAGGTTTACGACGATTTTCTGCTTTCCGGTGATGGGGAATACCGCATTTCGTTGTTCGCGCAGGGCGCGGACGGCAGCTGGAACGACAACTACGGCTTTATCCCGCTGGGAGAGTCGCAGGCGCTGAAGACCGCGGACGGCGAGGATTTTCTGTGTATGAAGGAGTGATCGTATGACTTACAACAGCCAGTTTACCGGCGCGCAGATCGACGAGGCTATCGCCGACGTGCGCAGCAACAAAGACGCGTGGAACGGAAAGCAAGATGTGATCCTCGCCTCCGGCGCTTCTGTCGGGGACCTGATCAAGGTCAAGGCGGTGGACGCCAGCGGGAAGCCGACGGCGTGGGCGGTGGCCGTGGCGGGCACGGACTATATGAAGACCGGAAACATCACCAAGCAGACGCTGGTCTCCGCGGAGACCACGCCGACCGAGAACATGGCCATCAACTGGCAGTATGAGTGAGGAGGCCCCATGGCGCACAAGACATTGATCTCCGGAACGGCTTACGACGTCAAGGGCGGGCGGGAGCTGATCGGCGGCACAGGCTACGGCTGCAAAGGCGGGAAGACCCTCATCGGCGGAACGGCGTTCACCGTACCGTTTTCGAAGGGCATTCCCCTGAGCACCATCACCCCCGGCGCGATCCTGTACCTGAACGAATACGGCAGCCCCGTGCCGTTCTACGTCTGCAAGCACGACTACGAAAGCGGACTGAACGGCGCAGGGCGGACACTTCTGGTGAGGAAGGATTGCTATGACAAGCGTATTTTTGACAGCAGGAGCAAGATTTTCGCCGGGAGCTCGATAGACACATGGCTCAACGGAACCTGGATCAAGCTGCTGACATTGGACGTCCAGTCTGCGGCCGGCACGACAAAAATCTACTACTATGACGGAAGCAAGAAGAAAGCAGTCACGACCCGTGCAGTGTTCCTGCTGTCGACAGCAGAGTTTGGCTACAGCGATTATGCTGATACTGACGGAGAACCACTGGACAGTGCTGTGAGAAAACTACTTTCCACTGCTTACTACGGCGGAAATAGTGTTGGACAGTGGACGCGTACACCGGCCACCTGGACACAGAAAGACGTGTACGTTATAATGCCTAGCGACTATTCGACTCATATGCTTTGCAACGACAGTTACGGCGTCCGCCCCGCCTTCACCATCCCCTCGACCTTCCCCGTGATCCAAAACCCCGACGGCACCTACAGCCAGGCAGCATAAAGGAGGACCCACATGGGCACACACCACATTTTGAAAGACGGCACATCCTACGCCATCAAAGGCGGCACCGACCTGATTGCTGGTACAAGTTACCAAATCGGGGGGCCGAACGCTGGTGAATGGGACGGCGTATGAGATCAAGTTCAGCGACGGGCTGACGTGGATCATAAATGAGTCCCCAAAAATAATGGTTTTTGAACAAGCCATTGATTTTACATCAAACGGGAAAAAATTTGACTATTTCATGATCACTGCAGGCTCTCGGCCAAGCATTGTTTACTCTTACGGGCCAGGCGATATTTGGTACGCATATTTCAACGGGAGCTGGACGCAAGAGGCATTCCGGACAGTGACTTTCGCTGAAATGCCAACAGGAGCACTATTAGCATGGCTGCAGGCCAATGCCGTGCAGCAATAGACAGGAGGAACTTATGGACACCTGGTACATCACAATCGGAGGGCAGGAGATCAAGACGCGGCCGGCCGCCGGCCGCATGCGCGACGCCGACTGGGGCGGGCGCGAGAGCCGCGCCGTCACCATCGAAAAGAGCGCGGTTGCAGACCCGCTGGCGCTGTTCTGCGACGGCGCCGTCTGGGGCATGATCCACCGCTACACCACGGCCGTCCCTGTGCTGGACGCAGAGGGCAACGTCCAAATGAACGAGGACGGAACCGTCAAGTCGACGACCGAGACCGCCGAGGACCGCTACATGGACGACTACGCGGACTTCACCCTCGCCGGTCCCATCACCGACAACCGCGACGGCACCATCACCGTCAAAATGGGCAAGCCCCTGCCCCTCGAGCGGGCAGAGGCAGAAAAAGCCGCCGCCCAGCACACCGCCGCGACCCTCATGGGCATGCCCGTCTATACCGCCATCGGCGAGAGCAGAGCGCAGACCCTGCGCGCCGCCATCGTGACGGCCGCGGCCAGCCTGCCCGACAAGGACGCGTCCGAGGCCCCGGAGCTGTTCCCGCAGCTGACGGGCGACGGCAGTCTCGTCAAGTCCGGCACGCGCATCTGCTGGCAGGGCGGCATCAAGCGCGCAGCCGTCGACATCTGGGACACGGCCGAAAATACCCCGGACGCAGCCCCGAACCTTTGGGAGGATATCCAGTACAAGCAGGGCTACCGCCTCATCCCCGAGACCATCACCGCGACCCTTGCCTTCGCCAAGGGAGAGCGCGGCTGGTGGCAGGACGAGCTCTACGAGTCCCTGCTCGCCGCCAACGTCTACACCCCGTCCGTCAACCCGGACGGGTGGAAGAAGATCACGGAAGAAGGTACATAGCCATGGACACCAAGACCATCATCGTTACGCTCGTCTGTGCCGTGCTCGGCTCGTCCGCGCTGACGGCGGTCGTCAATGCCGTCGTCGGCGCGATACAGAAAAAGCGCGGCAAGGCCACAACGCAGGAGGCGCACCTGGCCGAGATCGACAAAAAGCTCGGGAAAATGCAGGAGCATCAGGACGAGCAGTATCTCGCAATTCTCCGACTGACCATCATGTCGGAGGAAATGCCAATGGCCGAGCGCCTGATCGCCGGGCAGAAATACGTCAAGCTGGGCGGCAACGGCGATGTAAAAAAGTTTTTGCACCAGCTCGAAAAGCAGTGTGAGCACAATGGAGTTTAGCAAGAAGTGGCTGATCTGCAGCGCGCTCGTCAGCCTCGCACTCATTATCGCCTGCGCGGCAGGCGCAGACCTGACGGAGATCACGCTTGCGGTGCTGGCTGAAACAACAGCTTCCA